GCACTGTCAGCAAGAGTTGCACCTCTAACCGGTCCCTGCATCCCTTCGGGCAAAGGAGCATCTGCTCCCAAAGCACCGCCTACTGCTCCAGAAACCGCAGTTCCAACGCCGCCGGTAAGACCGCCAACCAAAGCACCTTGTGCAATGTCCCCACCTTGGATAGCCGCTGATGCAGCACCAATACCGGCCCCCAACACTGTCCCGCCGACAACAGAGCCAACAGTGGTTGCGCCAAGGATAGCCGTCCCCGCCACCTCTGCGCCAAGCAAAGCAGTGCCGACGCTAGCAGCCGTGATGCCAACTTCAGCTAATGCAAATCCGGCAATGAGAGGTACGGCTGGCATTACAGATCCATTTCATATTTGAAAGCAGGAACCATTTTCCCGCCTATCATTTGCTGAGATTGGCTGATCTTAACAGGCAAACCAGTTTGTTGCGCTATTTTGTTGAAAGCAGGGCTTGTCGAGTAAGAAATGGCTTTCTTGTAACCCATCTCTTTCAAGCTATTAGACCCAGCCTTGTATCTTTCAGCCAATGTTTCCATAGGCTCAACCGTGAAGGTATGAAACTCAACGACCCCATTACCGGACGGTTTAAGCAAAAATACCGTATTTCCAATCTGCAAAAGGCTGACCATTTTGCGCTGGATCATGTTAGCCAATGTGGACATAAACTTCTGCGTGTCCTGACCTGGCAGCTCTTTCTTGGCAGATGCTTCGATAATTTGGGCAGAGTTCAGTTTTGCCTTCTTAGGGGCTTCCGTCTTGCCTTTAAGAGCACCCATCACCTGAGCGTCTTTGGATTTACCTATGCCAGGTCCAGCAGGAGCAACCATTATGATAATCCTAAAGCGTTGACGATTTGTTGGTGAGCGAACACATGCTGTGCCAACCACTCGTAGAAATCATCTTCTTTTTGGAAGTCAGCATCCAACATATTGAAAGGATTAGACAATCCAAGTTGAGCTGCATAATACTGATGTTCAACCTGATGCGCTAGTAGCCAATCATCTAGGTTGTTTGGATCTGCGGCATACAAAGGATAGGCAGGGGCGACCAGACCTTGATCGAAGAACGTATCACGGAACAATTGATGCTGTGTAGAGTTCTCAAACAAGAAAGCATCCAACCCCTCCGTGTCGCCAAACTCAACAATTGAAAGCGTGTCAAAGTTCATTTGTCAGCCTTACGATCCAGTTTGTCAAAGATCTGTTTCAGAATCTCTTTAACTTCAAGAATGTCTTGCCGATAGTCATCTTTGCTCACATAGGACGTATGAACTTCACGCTGAAACTCGTTCATCTCGTCTTGGAGTTTTCGGATACTTTCCCAGACCACGCGCAGAATCCAGCCAAACACGGCCCCGCTTATCGTGATCATGAGATTAATCATATCCTGAGACATCATTCACCTGTGATTTCTACCCATGACTGGGTTTCTTCATTCCAATAATAAATTTTTCCGTCTGTTGGGTACGGAATAGGAGCTTGCCACTGACATGTCTCTGTGTTGAGCAGCCAGCTAGGGTATGGTTTTGGAGAAATAAACGCATCAAGAACAGAATCGTATGTGTACCCGATTCCAGCATAGTTTTTGCGGAAATTGGCGTTATATGATGTCTGTTTCCAATTGCTGTATCCACCAGACCAATCTGTCAGGAACGCAACACCAACGGGTTCACTGTCAGGAAATGGCAAATTGTTAATGGTTTCATTGTTGACAACATTAATTTCAACAACAACCCCTTGATCATCCAGTTTTGCAAAATGTGCCATATGTCACCTTATGGAGTAATCGAGCCGTTGGCATTAAATGTATAGATGGTTCTGCCACCAGATGTGGTTACAGTTGGAGAGCCTGTTGTTGATGTCGCCGCGCTTGGAAGCGAAACAATAACAACCCCCGAACCACCGGAACCAGCAGTAGATGTAGCACCGCCACCACCACCGCCTTTGTTAGCGGTTCCAGTTCCTCCTGCGCCAGAGTCGGCACCGTTACCGCCGCCACCGTTGCCGCCAGAGCCGGGCGTGCCACCACCGTAAGTAGAAGCACCGCCACCGCCAGCGTAATAAATAGAAGTGCCGGTAATGCTAGAAGTTGCGCCTATGCCGCCAGATCCACCAACAGATGTTGTTCCGTTTCCACCAACAGCACCAGCTCCGCCCCCTGCGCCGGCACCATAAAATCCGCTAGTCGTGCCAGTTCCCCCAGCAAAACCTTGCCCTGATACGCCCGTTCCGCCAGATCCTGCTCCAGAAGCTGTAGATTGACCGCCCCCGCCGGAGCCGCCGTTTTTGCCCCCTGGCAACCCAGAAGTTTGCGACGCGCCGCCGCCACCTCCGGTAGCAACAATGCCGTTAAACGAGCTGTTAACACCGTTTGATCCGGCAGTCCCCGAGTTTGGCGCGTTGGCACCCCCGCCGCCTACAACAACGGGGTAAGAAGTTCCGGGAGTAACAGTAGTTGACCCGCTCAAGAAGCCGCCAGCACCACCACCGCCGCCGCCAAAGATACCACCGCCCCCACCACCAGCGACAATAAGGTAATTAGCAGAAACAAAAACACCCGTTGTTACAGAGTTTGATGCCGCAGACGGTGCGCTTGTCCCGACAAGATTGGTTGCTGTAACGGTAAACGTGTATGTTGTTGAACCATTTAGTCCCGGAACAGAAATTGGTGATGAAGTTCCGGTCCCAGTTATTCCGTCTGGGCTTGATGTGACGGTATAGCTTGTAATCGCGCTGCCATTGTTGGACGTAGGCGGCGTAAATGTCACAGATGCAGTTGCAATTGAAAGAGTTGCCGTTCCAATTGTCGGAGCATCAGGTACTGAAGCCGTTTTAAAATACGGTCCAGTGCTTGGAGTGCTTGTACCAATTGAGTTGGTTGCAGTCAAAGTAACGGAATAAGCTGTGCTGTTAGGCAGCAAAGTAGCTGTTAATGGTGACGATGAACCAGAAACGGTTTTAACAAGCGATGACCCGCTATAAATATTTGCAGTTACAGAGGTAATTGGTTTGCCGCCATCATACCCAAGAGTGTATGGAATTGTCAGCGTTGAAGTTGTGGATGTAACAGATGTTAACGAAAGAGTTGATGCCATATCAGAAGAAGATACGGTTTGACCAATTGAAACTGAATAAGTGCCTGTTGACCCTGTTGTCCCAGTCAATTGGGAGATAATTACCGTGTATTGAGAAACACTTGTCCCAGTGACAAGCTGACCAACAGCCAACGTACCGCTGGCAACCGCAGAAACGGTCATTGTTGACCCGCTAATAGAAGCCGTAAATGTAGCAGGAGTGGCAAAGCTGGGAGCATTGGGAACAGTAGCAGCAGGAGTGCCAGGCCAGTTACGCGCACCCAACGATTGCTGTTGCTCGTCCATAGACCAAATGCCAGCAGCGACCGTTTGAGTCGTTCTGTTCTGAGGCCCGATGATCCCGCCGTTTCCCTTACGCATTAGGAAATGACCTCTCCAGATGCCACTGCTTGAAGTTTGCTTGCCGCATCAGCCGTTAAGCGAAGTGAATCGCCTTCTTGCAGATAAATAGATTTTGACAGAACATCCAATCCAGCACCAGCAGGAATTGAAATTTGATACAGCATATTATAGGCCGTCGAAGACCGGTAAAGGTCTACAGTGATTTTGTATGATGCTGCTGTATCAATATTGCCAACGTAGAGCGCATCCAGCTTAACAACCGTATTAGATGACGTTGCGTTTGTAACAATTGCAGTTGCAGACGTTCCAACCGCTTGCACATAAGTTGTGCCGTAAATTGCTGTGACATTGACGATATTTGGATTAGCCATTTTAACCCCCGAACACAATCGCCATTGCTATGGCTTTGCCTGTTGAAACACCACCTAAGTTTGCTAGAGCAGTGACAGCCGTATTAGCCCCTGTTCCACCACGAGAAATAGGCAAGATAGATGTTGATGGCGTCCCAGCAAACTGAGTGAACACAATACCTGTCGTGCCAATTGTCACTGGCGCAGCGGTCTGTTGCACCCACGTTGTGTTGTTCAGCGTTGACCCGCTAATCACATAGAACCCATCACCAGCAGCAATCTCCGATGATTGATCGTAATCCGTAGCGCGAGTCAGAATAAACGGTGTTCCTGCCGAACCAACAACAGTGACGGTGTAGACGCCATTTTGTACGTTAGCAGTTTGATCTTTAATGAGAACACGCTGGGTGGCGGCAGGAGATGCGCCATCAAGAGAAAACACACCGTTTGTTGTTGCTGTTAGATTCGCGCCAGCACCCGACGTTCCGTTGTTGTAGGTAACAGACAGATTGGCTGTCGAGGCATAATTTACGGGGATCTGGGCGTTTAGACCGTTAACAGCAGCATTCAGGGTGTTTACGTTAACAATAGCAGTGCCAACGTTGGAATTTGTCGTTGTAACATTTCCGGAAACAAACGAGATAACATTGGCAAGGCCAATCGTACCCGACGTGGTAATAGGACCACCAGTAAGATTCGCATCTGTTGAAACATTAGTTACAGTTCCAGTGCCACCCGCACTAATTGTCACGTTTGCCGCAGAGGTAATGCGCCCATAGGTGTCAACGGTAATGACAGGAATGACAGTCGCATTGCCATATGTATTGGCTGTTACGCCAGAAGCAGCAAGATTGATTGTTCCTGTAGCAGTAATAGGACCGCCCGTAATAGGACCAGCCGTATTAATCTGCGTTACAGTTCCAGTCCCGCCACCACCACCGCCGCTTTGAACAAATTGAAAGGATTTAAGGCTCACATGCCGTCTCCCGTCATAATGTAGACCTTGGCAGTCCCCGTGTCAGTCACGCCAGTGAAGTACTGATTAGCATTCAAGGTGATGATCTGGTCAGTACCAGCCAGCATGACGATAGCATTTCCTGAGGATGTCACAGCCACCGCACCAGCCGTTGCCGCAGCAGAAGAAGGCCCGTATCCAATGAACACCGTGCTGTTACCCGCAGGAATGACGATCTTGTACTGAGTTGCCCCAATAGTGCTGGATGTGGCTAGAACGGGCGTAGGAGCGGATGAAGCCGCTGTAAACGTCACCGTATTTCCCATTGGTGTAAACGCTTGAATGCCCATTATTTTGACTCCAGTGCAACGAGGCGAGCTTCGAGTGCATCATTCTTTGCGGATAGTTCTTGGATGGCGGCAACGAGGTGGGGGACAATCTTGCTGTAGTCTACGCATTGCGGTTTGACGGAGCCATCTTCGTTGACGGCATCTTTTTCCCCTGCAACGGCATAAGGAACAATTTCAGCAAGTTCATGGGCAATAAAACCCTCGCCCTGAGATCCGTCAAATTTCCAGTCGTATGTCACGGGCTTTAACGCGCTGACCTTCGTCAGCCCAGTTGTCATGGGCTGTACGTTCTCTTTTAGGCGATAGTCCGATGCTGTTCCGTAAGTGGTTGTAAGCCCAGAAAGTACAATATTACCTGCAGTTGCTCCCGCACTGTTTGTAAAAAGCATCATTGCCGTGTTGCTAGCAACGTCACGGATTGTAACGCCGTAATAACCTGCTTTAGTGCCAACAGTGACTACACCAACATCAATTGTTGTACCTACCGCAAGATTGCCGGTAGTTTGAATACGCATTGATTCAGATGGAGTATATGTAGCCCCTGCCCCACCAGACGCATTACTGTACCAAATATGCAAACCAACAGTTTGTGAGTATATGCTCGCAGCACCAGTTGAGGCATATTTCCAAGCACCGTTATAATAAGTATTAGATGCCACGGCTAAACCATCAGCAGCAGATCCTAAAATGCCACTGCCGCTAATTTGAAGAATTTTAGACGTAGACGGAGAAGGAGTAACTCCAATCCCCACATTCTGCGATGCGTCAATGTACACCGCATTATTGCCATTAGTGTTTATAGACACAGGACCATTAGCTGATGTTATAGAAACATTAGAAGTTCCGCTAAAAATACCTGAAGCAGTTAAATTTGCAGAGATAGTGCCACCCGTAATTGACACGTTTGAAAGGGAAACAGTTCCATTGCCAATGCCGTTTACCGCATTGTAAACAGTGGAAAAGTCAGCATCGAGCGACGAGAGGCTTTGCGTCGTTGTTGCATTTCCAAACGTGAACGGAACTGTAATTGGAAGTGCCATTAGAACCTCGCCCTTAATTCGTATTCCATTTCCAGAGTGCTATAGACCAGTGCTGGACTTTGTGATTGTAGCGTAAGTCCAAGATATTTTCCATACTGCTGTGCGTCGTACTTGTAGAGGTAGTAGCCCGTCACCAAACCGGTCCAGCCAATTGTAACATTGCTGTTGTTTTTCCAAGTGATTACGTTTCCAAGCCTGTTTTGCCAGCTAATAAAATTGGTGGCCGTATAAGTGCCAGCAGTGCCTAAACCAGTCTCATTGTCCACTGTGACCGTAACAGTGCCGCCAGAAGCCCCTAGAATGGCTTCCAGACCCCATTTAAGAGCCTGTTTGTCTCGGATGGTGTCGTTCATAGGCCAGAGAGCCGATTGAATCTCTGAACTAATTGGAGTTGTGCTGTCCGCGTAAAGCCGTTGAAGATTCGTATTGTCGGTGCTGTAAAGGTAAACACCGCCGGCTTGAGCAACAGACGTCACACGCGCAGTTTGACCTTGGCTTGTGATAAACCACTTCTTGTCAAAGAACACGGCTTGGATTGGACGCGTCGTACCTGTTGCGGGATCATCGTAATAAAAATTAAACGCCGCACAGAGGATGTTGTTCAGCAACACTTGACCACCCGTAATCGGGTAATCAAAGTTGATGTTTGGAAAGATGCCATCTAAAGCGTCTGACAGCTTGCTGGTTGTCGCCCCAACAAGTGCGTAAATTCCGTAATCTGTGGCAAACAGCAACGACCTAAAATACGGGAAGATCGCATCAATACGCCGAGATCCGATAGATGCTGACACGTTTGTGTTAGTAAACAGTGTGTTACCAGCCGTGCCTACGCGCACATCAGAGAACACGTTGATGCTGTTCTCACCGAACACGTAGAGGAAATTGTTAGCCGAAACCAAGGCATTTATCTTGCTGTGCAGCGTATCATCCTGAAGGTTGATGTTGCCAGCAGAAACCGTGATGTAGTCGTTGTAAGCACCCGCAGCCGAGTAGAACACCGTGCGGCCCTGAGCAATCCACACACGCCCCTGAAACGAGGCAATGTCTACGTTTGAGTCAACGGTTGTGATTGCTTTAGCCGTAGCACCCGTGCCACCACCGCCGCTGAAAGACACTGTTGTGTTTGACGTGTAATTGTTGCCAGGGTTGGTAACAACAACCTGAGTGACAACGCCGCCGTTTACAATTGCAACAGCATTGGCAGTTGTGCCAGACCCTGTAATGGTCACATTTGGAGCAGACGTATAGTTTGTCCCTCCGGCAGTAATCAAAACGCCCACAGCACCGGTTCTAAACGTCAAATACCCAGCAACAGCCGTAGCGTTAACGCCTCCAGATCCCGTAGGACCGCTAATCGTAATTGTTGGAGTCGCTGTGTAACCAGATCCAGCTTCAGTAATGGCAATAGCAGACACCAAACCAGATCCGAGCTTGGCGATAGCGTTTGCACTTGCCCCGCCACCGCCTGTAATGGTGATCGCAGGAACATTGGTATAACCAGAACCTGGGTTGGTGACGCTGATAACAACAACATTACCGGCTTGAATGGACGCAGAAGCCTGTGCTTGGACGCCAAAAGAGCTGCTAGGAGGAGCAACTGTCACTGTCGGGACAGAGGTATAACCAGATCCTATGGCATCAAGGCCAATGCTTATGATGGTTCCAGATGCGTTGGAGATCGAGCAAACAGCGGTAGCTTGCACCCCATTTGTGACGTTTGGCGCACTGATTGTGACCGTAGGAGCTTCAATATACCCCGCGCCAGGGTTAGTAATGCCAATTGCACCTACTGATCCAACGGGAATCAGGTCAATCGCATCCCATGTGTAATAGCCCTTAACGGGATCAAGGATGATTGCGCGTTCGTTTTTCCACTGCTTTGCCCGTACACCTGTGCCGGTAAACGTGCCAGCGACAGCTATATTGCCCTGAGTGCTAGTTGCAATGTTGTAATACTGGGCAGAACCGTCAGCTTGAAACGCCAAAAGGTAGTCAGCGTTGTTAATGTTAACGCTGGTAAACTCGGTGACAGTGTTTGACCATGTAGCAGAGACGTTCGAGTAGTTAGGAACAACCTTGAGATTGCCGAACCCGATAGGCTGGACGTTCTCAATCCATGAAAACTCATCCTCACCAATAGCCGTGCGATTGGCTTTGGTGTTCAAACCCTTGAAGGATTTGGAAACATGATATTGTTTCTTCTGCTCAGGAGATGCTGCCATGATCAGTACGGATGACTATAAGGGTCAGGCATCCTGCGTGTGAACGTAGTGGACAGGACGTTCTGAAGTTGCTGGGTATATTGCTGCTTGAACAGTTCAGCCTCGCCATAGCTCTGCTCTTTGAACTTAGCCATATAAGCGGCATAGAAAGGCACTGGCCCTTTCCACGGATCAACGATTTCCAGATCAATGTCATCCAAAGCAACAAGATCTGTAGGTCGGACAACCGTGTCTAGCTCTGTGACGTAATCCTGGTCAGGCACAGGGGCTACAAAGTACTTGTTTGGCCCGTACATCGAGTAAATGACCGGCTGGCCCTGATAATTGATCCAGTAACGCATTTGAGCGTTGAATTGAGTCCACGAGACATAACGCAATGGAATACGCGAATTGCCCCAATAAACATTGAGGTTAATCACGTCCATCGTCTTTGTGCCTTGGGGAAGAGTGGCAAAGTCGTATGCTTCAATGCCAGCAAGCACTGCACTTGTTTGAAGAATACGATGACAGCCCGTATCACGCACAAGGCGTTGTCGAGCATCGTTGATGTCGATTGTTAGTTCTTCGTCAGTCCAGAAGTTGGCATTTGCATCATGCAGCAACCGTCTGACAACAAAAATGTAATCTTGCAAAGTTACGATCATGACACCACCACATCACTTAACGTCCTTTCCCCCACCCCGCCGTGAAACGGGGAGGGGTACTCGTTCTACCACTGGGGACGCATTGTGGTAGCTCTGAGGCTTCTCCTCGGTTATCACAAACTTATTGAGACGCTCCATAGCCTTAGGAACGTCATTGTTTGTGACCGCCCAACCAAGGCGAGCCAAACAGGGGATCTTGTCATCCAGCTTATAAGCAAAGATGTGTCGGGCCACATAGTCGGGGATCTCCACCGGTTTGTTGGGAGAGAAGGCATACTGCACACTATCCCATTGGTCGATGAAAAACTCTTCCCCGACATTTGTGACCCAAACATTAGACATCAGAACTGAACCACTTCACCAAACAACTTGATAGACACAACGTGGTTAGCTG